CTTTGAGAAAGCGTCAGACGTATTTGCTCGGCACGGCATGTATCTGGAAACCGCAAGCAAGAACAAAGACGCCGGAATTTTATCAGTAAAAGAGTACTTAAAGTCAGAAAATAATGAAGCTTCTCTTTTCTTTTTCGACGACTTAGTGTATACTATTAAGGAAATCGAGGGTTTAATGTGGGAGGTAGACCCGAACAGCGAGAAAGAGAAGGCACAAAAAGTAGATGACGACATGATGGAGGATTTGTACCGATTGATTCTATTAGGTACAGAGTACACCAGAGCGGTTGAGGCAGAGGAAGACGAGGTGCCTGTGGTGTCTGGTGTAAATAAGGTTACGGGGTATTAGTCATGAAAGAGCGCGAAGAACGTATTGCAGAATACAGGCGCAATAAGCCCTTGGATGAGTTGGCGCGAAAGTGGAACAAGGCAAAGGGTAGGCATAGCAATAAATTCTGGTCCGCTGAGTGGCTTGATCTATCACATGCGAGTGCCAAGGTGTTTGCGCGTTTCTTTGAGGGGAGGAAATGACAATGACATTCGGTGAAATTTCAAATAAAATATGCGACGAAATTCCAGAAGGTTGGGAGATAACTGTTTGTTTTGAAAAGGACGCTGGCTACGTCGAACTGCTTGATAGAAAAGCCGGTAAGTATGTAGAGTACGATAGCAACTACGAAACAATTATACAACAACTGCAAGATGCCTTAGAACATGCCATTCAGCACAGCGCCGATAGCGGCAGTAGATAACTAATTCTGGAATACAACATGAAGAAACGCTCACTAAAAGACATCCTTTCCTTCATTCAGATGGACAATATCGCTGATGAACTGGACAAGGACGAACTAATCACTATCGGCAACACAGTTTACGAAGACTACCAAACCGACAAGGATTCTCGTAGGGATTGGGAAACCACCTACGAAGACGCAATGAACCTCGCCAAGCAGGTAGCCGATAACCGCGAGTACGCTGGCGAGAAAGTCTCAGACGTAAAGTACCCCACCATAGCTTCCGCAGCAATTCAGTACGCAGCAAGAGCCTACCCTGCAATTATCAAGGGCGACGAAGTTCTGAAGCACAAGGTTATTGGCGCTGACCCGCAAGGCATTAAAGCGGCAAGAGGTATGCGCGTATCCACCCACATGAACTACCAGATTATGGAGCAGATGGACGGGTGGGAAGACGGCATGGATCAGCTTCTTGTATATCACGCTCTGGTCGGCAACTGTTTCAAGAAGACGTACTATTGCCAAGAAAAAGGACAGAACGTATCAGAGATTGTTCTGGCTGAAGACCTTGTAGTAAATTACTACGCCAAGAACTTTGACGATGCGCCCAAAACTCAGATTCTCAAGTACAGCCACAACCAGTACAGGGAAAACGTGTTGATGGGTATCTGGCGTGACATCGACCTTCAGAAGCCCGACGATAACGAAGAGGACAAGACCCACACATTCTTTGAGCAACACCGCCTATTAGACTTGGACGATGACGGCTACGAAGAACCGTACATTGTTACCATCGAGGAAGAGAGTAAGGATGTAGTTCGTGTCGTAGCGCGGTTCGACAAAGACGGCATCCAGATAAACACCAAGAACGAAATCGTCAAGATAATCCCTGAAAAGTATTACACCGAGTTCCCGTTCATGCCGAGTTTCGACGGCTCTATCTATAGGATGGGATTCGGTATCCTGCTCTCACCTCTTAACCATTCTATCAATACCCTGTTCAATCAGCTTATCGATGCCGGTTCATTGGCTACCAGGCAGGGCGGTTTCCTCGGTAGAGGTATCAGACTGTTGCGTGGCGGCGAGTCTGGAACGATTACCTTTAAGCGTGGCGAGTGGAAACACGTTCAGTCTTCTGGCGACGACCTGAGAAAGAACATATTTCCGCTGCCGGTTAATGAGCCGAGTTCAGTCCTGTTTCAACTCCTTGGTATGCTGTTGGCTATGTCTAAGGAATTGGCGAGTCAGTCTGAGCTTCTATCAGGCTCTCAGAACCAGAGCAACATCCCGGCTACAAGCACCTTAGCTCTAATCGAACAGGGCCTCCAGGTTTATTTCGGTGTCCACAAGCGCGTCTACCGTTCCATGAGAAAGGAGTTTAATAAGCTCCACAAGCTCAACGCCAAGTACCTTAAGGAAGAAGAGTACCAGAGAGTCCTTGACGATCCAGCCGCGTCTGTAGAGGACTACAGGATGTCAGATTACGATATTCGCCCTGTGTCAACGACCTCTACTGTAACCACGACTCAGAAATACATGAAAGCCCAAGCCATGGTTGAGCAACGCGGCAAGGGCATGAACGACATGAAAATTAATAAGTTCTTTCTTGAGGCTCTTGAGATTCCAGACATTGAAGAGTTCCTTAACGCCCCCCCTCCCCCGCCTGACCCGGTATTGGAATTGGAGAAAGTCCGTGTTGAGCTGGAAGGCAAGCGGTTAGAACTGGAAATTATCAAGGCCAAGGAAATTGCGGCGGAGAAACGCGAGAAGGGTATCCTCATGCGGGCGCAAGCTATCAAGGCTATCGCAGAAGCCGAAGCCCAAGAGGTTGGCACTCAGTTTGAAAGTTATATGAATCAAATCAACGGAATGGCACAAACAATAGAGGCTATGGATAAAGTCATAGCGCAACTATCAGGAGGTGAGAATGTTGGACCTGGACAAGGAGGAATGGGCGCTATGGAAGTCCCACCCCCTAACCCGCAGAGTATGGGCCAGCCTGGAGAAATACCAGCAGGAGTTGAGGGACCGAATGTTCCTGGGGGAATGCCTTGACGGTGATTCGGCTGAATCAACAGCCCTGAACTATTCAACGTATGTCGGTATAGGACAGGGGTTGCAGGAACTTTTAGGATACGAACCGGAAGAAACTAAAATAGGTGAGTAGATGAAACTTTTAGGGTTTCAAGTTAGAGTTCCTGGGCAGAAGTTTGAAGCAGCGGTAGTGTCTGTCTGTGTAACAATTTCTGAATATGACGGAGACTACACTGCTCTAAGGGCCTTATCTCTGAAACTAATGTTGCCGTTCCCATTTCTCAGGCGCGTATATTATGATGGTGCAAATTTTATGCGTGGCTGGTTTATCCCTGTGCTTTCTTTTAGGGGTGGATTTGTGGCGTGTAATGTTCTGAACCCGAAAATATCAGCAGATATTCATTGTGTTGGCATAGGCAAGCAACGGTTCATCTGTACCAGAGAGAGTTTTGACGATGCTGTTGAAATGGGTGACATAGAAAGGCAGATAGCAGATAGCAAGGTTCCGCGCAAGTATATCGACTTACTAATTAAAAAAGGGATCATAAGGAGAGCGAAATGAATTTCCATCCAGAGGGTACAAAGCTACTGATTAAGGCAGACCGCACAGAGTCTATTACCAAAGGCGGCATCATCCTACCTGAGACATCGCGGGACCAATCGCAATACAAAGTTACGATGGCTACGGTTATGGCTATCGGGCCAGATGCTGTATCGAATTTTACCGACCCTAATACAAACGAGAAACGTGCTATCAAGGTTGGCGACAGGATTATCTTTACCCGCTACGGTGGCGCCTACATCTACACTGAGGACCGCGAGAGTGACCTCAGAATTATTCAGGACCAAGACGTTTTGGCGCTGATTACTGATGAGGTTGGGGGTGAGGTTTGTAGGGCTGAGTAAAAAAGGGGGGTGTTGCCATGTTGGTTAAGGCAGTTTTTGAAATTAACGGAAAAGAAATTGAACTTACAGAAGATGGTGCATTGCAGTTAAGGGATGATATCAACCGTATCTTCTGTCCCAACCAGACCAAGATTGCTACTGCCAGGACTTGGCCTAAATATCCAGTGTATGACGGAAACGTATGTATCAGCGCTGGCGTCCCTGGCGAGTGATAAAAATTATATATTTCAATTTGTTATTCACAATTTTCTTGACATCTTGTAAATTTCTTGGTAAAGGTAATGTAAGTGTTAGAAGAGCCTAACACAGTTTCAGAACGCGAAGTGCGCTGCAAGATATGTAACGCACTGTTATTCAAGCTAAAAAGCGGTGAAAAACTAAGCATAGAGATTAAATGCCAGAAGTGTAAAAACATAGTTACCATACAGCGCAAGTAGCGCAGAGTAGCAAAGAGCTTTTGAAAGGCCGTATGCGGGTAAAACCGTGTGCGGCCTTTTTTATTAACTAACCTCTCAGGAGAAAACAATGGAAGAAGAAGTTCAAGATGAACCCGTAATTGAAACACCAGAGCCGGAACCACCCCCGGTAAAGACGGAAGCGGATGTAAAGATTGAGAAGATTGCTCAAGAGCTTGGCTGGAACCCCGACTATGACGGCGAAGACGGAGTGGATGCAGAGACATTCATTAAACGGTCCCGCGACATTCAGTCCGGTCTATCCAAGAAACTAAAGGGTGTCTCCAAGGAACTCGCAGCTCTACGAGAAGGCATCGGAGCGTTACAGGCGCACCACAAGTCTCAGTACGAGAAAGCCGTAGCAGGCCACAAGGCTGAAATTGAGAGACTGAAAGCGGAACAGGACGAAGCGGTAGAAACCGGCGACACTGAAACCTACAAAAAGCTCAAGAAGGAAATCGCACAAAAGGAAAAGGAAGCTGCCGCACCTCCACCTGACGCTCAAGCCAAGAACCCTGACTACGTATCTTGGATTGAGGAAGGCAACGAATGGTACGAAAACGACACGGAGATGCAGACTTGGGCGAACAGCCTAATCGCTTCACCTGAGTACAAAGCCCTACCCTACAAACGGCTCCTTTCCAAACTAACCAAAACGGCTAAAGAAATGTTTCCTGACAAATTTGAGGAAGAACCAGAAACACCCAAAGTAGTGTCTAAAGTATCACCTACCACCCCAAAGGCATCCAAACGCAAGTCTGCCAGTTCGCAAGATTTGACCTACGAACAAAAACAGATTGCCAGAGACTTTATTGAACAGGGCGTAATCAAGAACATGGACGAATACGCTCAGATGCTTGAAAACAAATACGGGGGTAAATAACAATGGTAGAGATGGTAGATCACAAACCTGACAAAGAAGAAATCATTTTACGTTCTGACGGTAAACCTTTCGCGGATTCACGTTCGGCAGCGATGCAAAAAGGCAAGCTGGAAAAAGACGGAATCATTACAAAGATCATTGATTCTGACGGCGGCTATGCCCTTGAAGTAACAGCTATCCGCAGACCGCAACGTATCCCGTTAGGTAAACGCAATATACTCACGGCGAAACCCCAAGAAGGGTTTGTTCTAAGATTCGTGAATGACAGAGAAGACAGAGTACAAGTATTCAAAGACGCAGGATGGGAGCCAGCCCCCAAAACAGAAGTTGGAGATCAGAGATTATCTGCCCCTGTCCAGGCAGGTTCTGCTACGGCTAAACCTGTTGGCGGTGGAGTTACGGCAGTTCTAATGCGGAAACGCAAAGATTGGTTCGATGAAGACTACGCCGAGAAAATGGCGAAGATCGACAAAGCTGAAAGCGCCTTTGTCGGCAAAGCGACCGGAGCCGGTAGATACGGTGAAATTAAACGCGAATTTACACACGAATAACTCGGAGGTTTTTAAATGGCTAATGTTGACAAACCGAGCGGTTTCAAGCCTGTACAGTTCTTGAACGGTGCTTCTTGGAACGGCAAGTTTAATATCTACTATGTTCCGTCTACGGATAACACTGCTATCTACAAGGGCGATCTGGTTGCACACGGCGGGACCGCTGATGCTACTGGCAAGTACCCCACTGTTGCCCAAGCCGCTGCTACTGGCACAACCAATATCGGTGTGGCAATTGGTTTTGGCAATACCCCGCAGTCTATGTTTGACTCATCCAACCTGGAGCGCAAGTACCGCCCCGCTGCTACCGCTATGTATGTGGCTGTAGTGGATGATCCCAACGTGATCTTTGAGATCCAGGAGAATGGCGAGTCCGATCCTTTTGTGGTGGCTGATGTTGGCCTGAACTGCGACGTGATTGTTGGTTCCGGCTCTACGGTTACTGGCATGAGTGGCATGGAGATCGATTCCGACAACTACAGCGAAGCTACCGCTACTGCTCAAGTACGTCTGCTGCGCGTTGCTCCTTACGAGGACAATGAGCTTGGTGCTCACTGCAAATGGTGGGTGTTGATTAACGAGCATGTGCTGGCTTCCACCGTTGGTGTCTAATAAGGAGGATTTATAAATGGGCGTTATTACTACTGGATCGTTTGCAAAGTTCCTTTACCCGGGACTGAATTCTGCCTACGGAATGTCTTATTCCGAAGTTCCGTTGCAGTTCCCGCAAGTGTTTGAAAAGAATACATCTAAACGTGCCTACGAGCAGGATATCGGTCTGAGCGGTATGGGCATGGCTGTAATTAAACCTGAAGGTGGCTCTATCACTTTTGATGAGATGGAGCAGGGTTTCGTGGACACCTACACCCATGTTGTTATCGGGTTGGGTTTCATCATCACCCGCGAGACTTACGAAGACCTGATGGGTCCGGTTGAAGGTGTGAAGAAAGCTAAGTCTCTGGCCTTCAGTGTGCGTCAGGCGCAAGAGACTATGGGCGCTAATATTCTGAATCGCGCTTTCAACTCTACCTATGTCTACGGTGACGGCAAAGAATTATGCGCTACTGACCATCCCAATAAGTCTGGTGGTACGTGGAAGAACGAGCTGACCACTGCTGCTGACTTGAGCGAAGCTGCTATTGAGCAGGCTGTTTTCGATATCGCAGACCTTGCCAATGATCGCGGCTTGAAGATTTCCGTAAAACCTCAGATGCTGATTGTTCCTCCCGAACTTCAGTTTGAGGCCGAGCGTATTCTGAAAAGCCAGAATCAAGCTGGTAATGCGAACAACGACATCAACGCAATCAAGTCTACCGGCGTATTCCCCAAGGGGTACTACGTCTACAATTACTTGACCGACGCTGATGCTTGGTTCATTAAGACCGACTGTCCCAACGGCATGAAGTACTTCGAGCGCCGCGCTATGGAGTTCAACATTGACAACGAGTTCTCGACAGAAAACGGACTCTTCAAATCTACCTGGAGAGGGCAATGGGGATG